ATGTCTGCGCACGTGCGTGTCCGCCCGGACGCGCTGGAGAGAATCGGGATTGCACAAGGGCTCAAATCAAGGTACGCGCTCGCCAAGCGTCTTGGCGTGTCGCAGTCGACCGTTGGTCGCGTGTTGGACGGAGAGCAGTTGCCGGGCAACTCCTTAATCGCCGCCACCTTGAGCAAGCTCGATGTTTCGTTTGAGGACGTGTTCGAGGTTGATGGGACGGACAGCGGAGCCGCCGCGTGAAGGCATCCGCTGTACGTGTTGGTTCGTTCGAGCCTGGTTCTCGCGAATGGAATGCAGTTCGGTCAATGGGCCTGGGGGGCTCGGAGATCGCTGCGGTTATGAATATCTCACCGTACGAATCAGCGTTCTCCTTATGGAATAGGAAACGGGGCCTGATCACCCCGGCGCCGAGCAATGACGCGATGCGCCGGGGTCATCGGCTTGAGTCGGTCGTCGCCGAGTGGTTCGCCGAGCAGCACCCCGAGTACCGCGTGCGCCGCACGGGCATGTGGGCGAACCGCCAACGGCCGTGGCAGCTCGCGACGCCCGACCGGATGCTGACCGGGCTCGCCGAGCGTTCGGTGCTGAAGGTCAAGACCGCTGCCGACCTGTTCGAGTGGGGTAGGCGTGGCACTGACGAGGTGCCGGATTACGTCCGATGTCAGGTCATGTGGCAGCTCGACGCGCTCGGTTTGAACCGTGCACACGTCGCGGTGCTGACCACGAACCTTGAGTTCCGCGAGTACCTCGTCGAATGGAACCTCACCGAGGCCGAGAAGTTGCGCGCCGCCGCCCGTGAGTTCCTCGACTCGGTCGACCGTGGTGTGCGACCGGAGATCGACGAGCACGCCGCGACGCATCGGGCGGTGCGGGAACTGCATCCGGATATCGACGACACCGAGGTCGAGATCGAGGCAGGGCTCGCCGAGCAATACCGGGCTGCGGTCGCAGACCACAAGCGCGCCGAGGCCGCGAAGCTGCGAGCAACGTCCGAGGTCCTCGACGCGCTCGGACGGCACCGGCGCGCACTGGTCGACGGTGAGTCGGTGGCGATACGGGTGCCTGGTCGCAACGGCGCGGCGCCATCACTGCGCCCATCGCCCATGCGGGCAGGTGCCGCGTGACCGCCGGTCTTGTTCCTGCTGGGGTGGTCGTCGCGTGCTGCGGCGACCACCGCCCCGGCGGCTGCTGCGCGGCCGTCGACTGCGTGCCCCTGCTGCCCCGAGTGCCCGAGCTGTCCTGTGCTCGCCGGGCTCGACCCCGCCGAGCGGGCCGTCGAGGTCGCCCGGCATCACCGCCTGCTCGCCGACCTTGGCGAGTGGGCTCGCTACCTCGACCACAACCCGCCGCGATGGGAGGTACCTCGTGACTGATCAGCTTCAGCTCGGCCTCGCCGACCGCAAACGCGGACAAGAGGCCAACCTCGCCGCCGCCGTGGCCGCGCACCGCCGCTACCGCGAAGCCGCTGAGATCGTGCTCGACGAGTTGGTCGCCTCGGGTCAGCCATTCACCGCCGAGGACATCCGCCGTGGTGTCCCTACGGGGATCGAGCCGCACTCGCCGAACGTGCTGCCGAGTCTGATCGGCAACTGGGCCGCCCGACGCCTAATCGTGCCCTGCGGCGAGTACCGCAGCCGACGCCGTAGTCGGCGAGCAAGCCGTAACCGCGTCTGGGTCGCGAACCCGGCGCAGTCGGCCGCGTAGCCAGTCCCACCCCGCATCACCACGAAGTCCGTCGCCGTCTTGCGGCGGGCGCGATGGCGCACGCCCGCGCTCGCCGCTTCCTGGGGGATTCACCGTGACCATCAGCTCTACCGGCGTGCCCGCCGAGCCGAGGCTGCTCGACGCGCTCGCCGTCGAGGCCGCTCTCGTCGGCCGTCGTCCGCTCGACCAGTTGGCGCCCGCCGAGGTCGCCGAGGTGACGCGCATCCTGCGCCGCCGAGCCGCTTGCACCCGCACACTTTCGGCTCGCTGGGCCGGCAACAGCACCGCGTCGCACCACTCGCGAGGTGCATCCGCATGAGCCGCGAACACGCACGCATCCTCACGGCGATTTGGCGTGACGACGACTTTCGCGCCCTCTCGCCAGAGGCACAGCGGCTGTACTTCCTGCTGCTCTCGCAGCCGACGATCAACCAGGCCGGAGTCTTGCCGCTCACGGTGAGCAGGTGGGCGCGCGGCTGCTCGGCGACCGACGTCGCCGACATCGAGGCCGCGCTCGCCGAGCTGGACCGCACCCGGTTCGTCGTGGTCGACGCCGACACCGACGAGGTGCTCGTGCGGGCATTCATGCGCAAGGACGGCGTAGCCAAGCAACCCAACGTGCTCAAGGCTGCGTTCCGGTTCGCTCTCGCGGTCGAGTCGCCGAGGCTGCGCGCCGTGCTCGCCGACGAGCTTCGTCGCCTCGACCACGTGCACGCCGACGCGGTCGCCGAGACCCTCGACGGCACCTCTACCTACCACCAGACGAAACCCACGAGCTCACGTTCGAACCCGTCCTCGCCTACCCCTGATGAACCTCCGTCGGAAGGGTTCGCAGAACCCTTCGCCGAAGGGTTCCCGTCAAACGCGGGGGTAGGGGGTAAGGGGAGTAGTCACCCAGACTCACTACCAACTCAAGAAAAGCGTCACGCGCGCACACGCACGCGAGGCGCCGGGGTCACCGCGGGCACTCTCGCCGCGACCGCCGTGCGCCCGGACGCCTACCGGCTCACCGCCGGGTGGCACAGCTCGGTCGGCACCCCGTACCCGACGAAAACCGTGCGGGCGCTCGGTAAGCAGGTCGACGGGCTGCTCGCCGACCGCGCCGACCCCGACACGGTCACGGCCGCGCTCGACCTGTGGCACGGCCGCCCCGGAGCCGCGCCCGGTCTGCTGCCCCACCTGTACGCCGACGCCGTCCGTACCCGGCACGTCGAGACCACGCCTCCGCCCGCCGGACTGTCCAAGCGGGATGCCAAGGCCGCCGGGTGGTTCGCGCTCGCAGCCGAATTCGAGCACGAGGGCCAGGACGACGGGCACGTCGTCGACGGCACGCTGCTCATGCTCGACGGGCCTCGGCGATGAACGCCGCCGAGGTCGCCCGGCTGCTCGGCATCGCCTCAACGCTCGACAACAAGATCAGCGCCGGAAGCACGATGCAGGTGCGGACGTGGGCGCACGTGCTCGACGACGTGCCGTACTCGGCCGCCGAGCGAGCGCTGCGCGAGCACTACCGCCGTAGCACCGAAACCGTGATGCCCGCCGACATCGTCGAGTCGTGGCGCAACGCCCGACGCGAGGACGCCGAGCGCGAGCACAACGCCGCACTGCGCGCCCGCAGCATTGAGCAGCGGCCCGAGGACCTCGTGCGCTCGATCCGCTCCGGAGTCGCACGCGTCACCGCCGCGCTCGCCCTCGCCCGTGGCGCTGATCCCGAGCACGTCGAGGCCGAGGCCGAGGCCCGCCGCGTGTACCTCGCCGTGCCCTGCCCGTGGTGCAAGGCCCAGCCGGGCGCCCGCTGCACCGGACCGGGCGGCAAGCCGCTCACCAAGCAACCCGCGCACGACGCCCGGCTCGCCGAGGCGTTCACCGCCGCGCGATGACTCACGACCTGGGGGACGAGATGGACACGCACAAGGATTTTGGGGCGGCGGCGCAGACCGGTCGCGGGCCGCTCCGCGCGCACGCGAGCGCGGTCTCACCGAACCTGGCATCGCCGCAGCCCGACGAGGCCTCGCCAGATTCACCACGTCCGGCGCCAACTTCGGTGAGACGAGACAACGTCGGCGACGCTGCTCGGCGCGAGGTCTGGCCGCCGGTAAGCCTCATTTATCGGAGGCCAGAAACACCCACCGGAACGGGCTCGGCGAGCGTCCTCGGCAACGTCGATCTGCTCGGCGACAACCCGACGATCGGGTCGTTGTTCTCCGGGTTCGGCGGGCTCGACCTCGGCGTGCAGGCCGCGCTCGGCGGCACCATCGCGTGGCACGTCGAGAACGACCCGGACGCTTCGGCGGTGCTCGCGCACAGGTTTCCGGGCGTGCCCAACCTCGGTGACATCACGGGCGTGGACTGGGAGCAGGTCGAGCGCGTCGCCGTGCTGCTCGGCGGGTTCCCCTGCCAGGACTTGAGCGCAGCGGGCCGGCGGGAAGGCCTGCGCCCGGACAACCGTTCGGGGCTGTGGTCCCAGATGGTCTACGCCGTGAGCGTCCTGCGTCCTCGGCTGGTCATCGCCGAGAACGTGCGAGGTCTACTGAGTGCGCGAGCCCATAGCCAGGTGGAACCCTGCACGTGGTGTCTGGGAGACGACGCAGGCCCAGCTATGCGGGCACTCGGCGTTGTTCTCGCGGACCTGGCCGACCTCGGGTACGACGCGGCGTGGTGTGGCTTACGCGCTGCCGAGGTGGGCGCCCCTCACGAACGCTTCCGGGTCTTCGTCGTTGCTGCCGACTCCGACCTCGTCGGATCGCTTCGGGCCGGGACACCACGGGGACGGCAGTCCGAACCTGCGCACGATGGTGCAGCTCTTGCCGACCGCGAGCGCCACCCCCTACGGCACCAACCAGTCGCCGACGCCCGGCGCGGCGGTGCGTCCGTCATTGGAGACGATCGCTCGCGAGTTCGTCGCGTCGACGCCGCTTCTGCCGACGCCCCGCACGGCGACCAAGCGCACCGGGGTCCGGTGGGCGCAGCGTCCAGCCGAGCAGGGCGGCGCCTCGGGGGCGAGCCTCGAACAGGCTCTCGAACTGGCCGCCGGGACGCTGCCGCACGAGTTCACGAGCTGGGACCAGGTTCCGGCCGCGTGGATTTCGGCGGCTACGCACCCGCCATCGCGAGATGGGAACACCTCCTCGGACGAGTCGCCCCTGCACCCACTGTGGACGGACGACGAGCCGACCGGGTCCTGAACCCGGCGTTCGTCGAGTGGATGCAGGGCGTTGAACCGGGCTGGGTAACTGCTGTGCCCGGCATCTCGCGCAGTGCCGCGCTGCGGATTCTCGGTAATGGCGTTGTGCCGCAACAGGTTTCGGCGGCGTTGCCGTGGCTGTTGGCCGCGCTCGCCGAGCCGGCAGGCGAGGCCGCGTGATGACCGACGAGACCCGCGCCGCGCTCACCGGCGTGGCCAAGACCCTCGACCGCGCGCTCGCCCACCACCAGGCCCGCGACCGGCACGACGCCGAGGTCGCGCTCGCGCGGCTGGTCGCCTACTCCCCGATCACGCAAGCGATCGACGACGCGCTCGACATCGTGCGGAGGCTGCTCGATGCTGCCCCGACTGCCTGAGTGGCAGATCCGAGCGGCGTGCAAGGGCCGCATTGACCTCGACTTTATCGAGCCGAAGTCGCCCGCCGAGGACGCCAAGTGTCGCGCGCTGTGCGCCGGGTGCCCGGTGCGCGAGCAGTGCCTCACCGCCGCGCTCGCGTCCGGCGAGGCCTGGGGGTTGTGGGGTGGGCTCGACGCCGAGGAACGCCTGCGGGTCGCCGAGCGCGACGGGCACGAGTTGCCCGCGGTGCTGCCCGCGCACGGCACGAACCCCCGCTACGCCAAGCACGGGTGCCGCTGCGACCTGTGCCGCACCGCCCACACCGACTACGAACGCACCCGCCGAGCCCTACGCCGTCGCCGGGCCGAGCCTGAACCCGAGCCGATCATGCTCGCCGAGGCGGTGCGGATCGGTCGCGTGTGGGCGGGCGCCGGGCAACTCTTGCTCCCCCTTCCCGGCGTGCCGAGGCCTCGCGAGGCGGAGCCCGTCGAGCTGCTCGCCTCGGCAGCGTGAGCCGAACCGGTGCGGTGCCGTCCGCGACAAGCTGCGGACGGCACTGTCTCCAGTTAGAACACACCGCTTTCGTGCAGCTTCACGACGGCGAGGACAAGGCCAGCGAGTCCCGTAGTACCCCACACCAACTTGAGTACCTTCACGGCGTCCGCTCGGCGTTGCTTGTCCGAATTGGACAGAGCGACGCGGGCGGCACAGCCGCTCACCGCGATGACAAAGACAACGCAGGCGACCAGCAGGGACAGAAGCAACATGGACACTCCCAGGACGGATGGAGTGTCCCGCCGCCTACGCCTCGCCTGCCGATCCGGCTTCGTAGTGCTGGGACTGCAATGGCTCCAGGGTCCTGGGTACCTGCAACGCTGGGACTCGGGCACGATCCCGTACTGCGCGTGCACCCACGAGGGTACCCCCGTACCCGACGACGTAGAGGCGTACGACGGCGTCGAGCTTGCAGAACAGAGCACACGGAACGCAGTATCGAACACATGGTCGACGTCCAAGCGGAGCAGCCCTCACCGCTGTGGCGTGTGTGCGATCCGCCCGAACTGGTGTGGGTCGACGTCGCCGAGGTCCACAAGAGAGCGATCGGGCAAGCCGTCGGAAGGCCGACAAGCCTGATCGCACATCGAGGCTTCAGCCCGCGAGCCTTGGCCGTGACCGACGGGCAGGGCTTCGCGAAGGGCGAGGTACACCGGTGGCTACGAGTCGCGAACAACTCATGGATGGGCCTGACCGCGTACCAACCGGGTGTGCCGTTCTTCGGCGAGGACTGGGTGCGTCACTGGGTCGCACGCGACTTCCTGCGTCCTAGGGCCGAGAGCGACGACGTCCCGCCGTTCTGATCGCTTCGCAGCCACAGATAGAGATGACTAAGTTACCTGCCGATCAAGTTAGACAACTCCATCTCTAACCCCATCTCTAACTTGACGGACAGACATCATGACGTCTGTCCAGACTTCATCGCTGGTCAAAAGCTGCGTAATAACATCGCACCTAACTTGACCTCATAACATCACGCCATTAATAGGTGCGGTAGTGTGATGCCGTCTCGGAGGTTCCGTAACGTTTCCGCTCTGAGCAACAGGGGGCAGCGACCGGACATCTCCCGGCCGAGGTGTTGCATCACCTCGACCGAGACCGGTCACCGCCCCCGTCAGGAAAGCGCTCGTGCTGCTAGGCCACCAGCGGGTAGCCGCTCTGTCCTAGCAGCGCGAAGCCCTGCAACACCAGGGCGCCCGCCAGGACCAGCGCGAGCCGCACCGTTCGGTGCACCTCGACGCAGCAACACTCCTTGGGTTTGCTTCCCATTCCACCTCCCTCTGCCGTCGACGATCTGACCACAGCAGATTAGTGTTGGGGTTTCGTGCCCACGAAACCGGGGTCCCATCCGAGTTTCGTTCGGACGAAACCCAGAACGTTTCGAGTTTCGCGTAACTCGAAACTCCGGGACGACCTCTGTTCAATTGAACGCAGAGCACCGCAGAGCACCGCAGAGCGGCACCGCCAAAGGGTTATCCACACCGGACTAAGGCGACGGCCGCACGTCCTCGTCGATGCAGGTCACGACCTCCGAGCCGGTGACATCGGCGGGCGACGGTCACAGGGTGATCACCTGTACCTCGCCGACCTGCGAGCACCCGACCGACCCCGAGGCCTACGTGTGCGGGGTGTGTCTCGGCAGGCTCGACGGCGACCTCGCCGACGTGGCCGACCTCGCCGAGGAACTCGACACCACGATCGCCCGGCAGGCGCGAACCGGGATGCCCGTCGGTTCGCGCAGTGCCGAGGTAGGGCTGCCGTACAACGACGGCGCCGCCGAGGTCGGTCGCGACCTGCGGTCGGTTCTGTCGACCTGGGTCCGTGACCTGTGGGAGACGCACGGGCCACGCCGCGTGGTCATCACCGCGGACAAGACCAGGGCGACCGAGCTGGACCCGCTGGACCTCGACGACACCCTCGCGGAGATGGCCGCGTGGTTGCGGCGCCACCCGTCATGGATCGAGTACCACCCTGCGGGCGGCGAGCTGGTCGACGAGATCGCCGACGCCGTCGAGCGGACCCGCCGAGCGGTCGACCTGGCTCCGGCACGGGTCTACTGCGGGCCGTGTCCGGACTGCGGCGCCGATCTCTACGCGCGCCCGGACCGCGAGACGGTTCGGTGCCGCGAGTGCGAAACCCGACACGAGGTCGAGGCGCTGCGGGCCGAGTTGCTCGATGCCGCGCGCGGGCACCTCGGAACGGCCGCCGAGATCGCCCGCGCGTTGCCGAAGCTGCTCGGCCGCGAGCTGTCGGCAAACTCGCTGCGCACGTGGGCACGAAGCGGCAAGCTCACTCGACGTGCGCCGGACGCGCAGGGCCAGCCCCGGTACCTGGTCGGCGAGGTGATCGACGTCGCGCTCGCGACCCCGACGAGGTCGCGTGTCACCCGCGCTGAGTCTTCATGTGCCTAAACTGCGAAACCGCAGCGGGTGAACTGTGCCCATCTCCCGGCACAACGGCCCCGAGACCCACCTCCCCCGGTCTCGGGGCCGTCGCATTTCTGGCCGCAGGCGAGGTGATTTCCCTTGCCTCGCAACCTGGTCACCGACGCCGACCGCGACCGCGTGCGCGAGTTGCACTCGGAAGGCAAGAGCCGCAACGACATCGCCCGTGTAACCGGGCGCTCGGCATCGACGGTGACCGTGATCGCCCGCGAGTTGGGCCTGTCGTTCGACCGCAGCAAGACGGCCGCCGCGACGCAGGCCCGGCAGATCGACAACCGCGCCCGGCGCACGGAGATCACCAGCAGGCTCTACGGCCGCGCCGAACAGGTGCTCGCCCGACTGGAGTCGCCGGGCTACAAGTTCACCGCGACGACGGTGCATGGCATCGAAACCAAGACCCTCGACCACGTGCCCGCGCAGGACGAGAAGTCACTCGCGAGCGCGCTGTCGACGCACCTCGGCGCAGCCGCCCGGCTCGAAGCGATCGACGCCGAGAAGGGCAGCGAGGGCGCCAAGAGCATGTTGGGCGGGCTCGCCGTGGCCCTGGGAATCGTCACCGCGCCGTAGGGTTCGCGGGTGACCGCCGATCAGGAGAGAAGCTCTGAATACTGGGCCGCGCGCGACCTCGCACAAAGTTGGGCGCAGGGCACGGCCCGCCAGGTGCAGCGACTTCGTGCAGCCGTCGAGCGGGCTTCCGCGCTCGACGATGCGTTCGCACGTGGTCAGGCTGGAGACCTCGACGCCTTCGACGATGCCGAGGTGTTCGGCGCTGCGTGGGTTGAGCAGCACCTGCTCGCCGTCGCCGTTCAGCAGTTCCACAAGTGGGCCGGACGAATGCTCACGGCGCGCGGAGAGGTGAGCCCGACCGAGGACCGGCTGATGCGCCTTGTGCGCAACAGCCTCGAACACCTCGACGAGGCTGTGCTCACCGGTGACGAGGCGTTGCCTGGTCCTACCGGCAATAGCTCGCTGCGCAGCCTGCCCGGTAGTCGTCTGTCTCTCCGCGTCGCGACCGGAACCGACCGCCTCATGATCTGCGGACTCGTCGACGTCGAGACGATCGAGCAGGCTTGCCGCGCTCTCGCCGAGGAGATCATCGACGACATCCTCGGTCCGTCTGACGATCTGTCGTTCGATCCGGCCGCCTTCATGTCGCCCGAGACCGAACCCGATAGGTAAGGCCGGTGAGGTGAGTCGTTGCAGGTCGACTCACCTTTATCACCGAAACAGCTCGAATCGCTGCGCGAGTCGACGACGCGCGTGTCGATCTGGTCCGGGGCTATCCGCAGCGGCAAGACCATCGCAAGCCTGCTGCGCTGGTTGATCTACGTCGCGAACGCGCCGCGTGGTGGTCAGCTCGTAGTCGTCGGCCGCACGCGGGACTCGGTGGCGCGCAACGTGTTCGCACCGCTGCAGGACCCGTCGCTGTTCGGGCCGATCGCCGATCTTGTGCACTACACGCCGGGGGCGCCTACCGCGCGCATCCTCGACCGCGTCGTGTACGTGCTCGGCGCGAGCGACTCGAAAGCCGAGAAGGTGCTGCGCGGCCTGACGTGCTGCGGTGCCTACGTCGACGAGCTAACCGTTATCTCAGAAGAGTTTTTCGTGCAGTTGCTCGGCCGGATGAGCGTCCCCGGTGCGCAGCTTTTCGCCACGACGAACCCTGACTCGCCGGCCCATTGGGTGCGGCGCCGCTACCTCGACCGGCTCGCCGATCTGCCCGACTGGCGATCGTTCGCGTTCACGCTCGACGACAACCCAGCGCTGACGGAGTCCTACAAAGACTCGATCCGCCGCGAGTACACGGGCCTGTGGTTCCGGCGGTTCGTCAAAGGCGAATGGGTCGCGGCCGAAGGGGCTGTGTTCGACATGTGGTCGCCCGCCGAGCACGTCGTGCCGTGGGCCGAGCTGCCCGACATGGCCCGACTGCTCGCCGTCGGGATCGACTACGGCACCACGAACCCGACGTCGGCGATTCTGCTCGGCGAGGGTATCGACGATCGGCTGTACCTGGTCGACGAGTGGCGCCACGACCCGGCGCACGCGCAGGCGCGGCTCACCGACGCGCAGCTGTCCGCCGGGCTGCGCGACTGGCTCACGCTTCCGCATCTGCCGCGCCCGAGTGCGCTGCGTCCGCAGTGGATCGTTGCCGACCCGTCGGCCGCGTCGCTGCGGGTGCAGCTCCACAACGACGGCGTCACCACGGCCGCCGCCGACAACGACGTCGCATACGGCATCCGCGTCGTATCGAGCCTGCTCGCCGAGAAGCGGCTCAAGGTCGCTGACCGGTGTACCGGGTTCGTCGCCGAGGCGCCCGGCTACGCGTGGGACGACAAGGCGACTACCAAGGGCGAGGACCGCCCGATCAAGGTCGCCGACCACTCGCTCGACGCCGGTCGCTACGCCATCACCACCACTGAGAACCTGTGGCGAGCAACCTTGGCGCTCGCCGCCTAACCGTCACGTCGAACTGTCAGACCTATCGGCTATCTTCCGTCGATCCAAGTCGATGTAGAGCCGTGGGAGTGTTCCAGTGACGGACTGGACTCAAGTTGGTGCCATCGCTACTGGCGCCGGAGCGCTTGTGACGGGTTTGAGCGCTGGGTTGATCGCCTGGCAAGCAAAGGAAACGAGGCGAACAGCCGAGGCAGGTAATGCCGGGGTCGAGGTCGGCCGTCGCTCACTTGAGGTTTCACAAGGCGTCGCAGTCGATTCGACGAAGGCCCGCCTCGATGCCCGCGCACCGCGTCTTTGGGTCAGGGCAGCGTCGACTCGCAATGAGGTCGTCATGGGTCATGGTGGAAGCGGACTTCCACAGCCGTGGCCAACAGAGCGAAGCTTTCGCCGGACGGATGACGACTTTCAGCAACTAATCTTGGGCGCTCAAGTCGATGTCAAGAACGAGGGAGATCGTTCGCAGCGTGTCTGGATCGATGGCGACACCGAGCTTCTCCGTCCTGAGGGCGGCAACATCACGCCCGGTTCAGGTCGCATCACTGTTTTCTTGAATCCAGGCGAAAGCTGCGAGTTCAGGCTGACAATCTCAAAGCCGCTTCACGAGTGGGCCGCAGCGTGGGACGCGCGCAAGGGAGGCAACACAGACGCAGCGAAGACCGTTGGCCACGTGATATGCAGCGATCCGTATGACGAGGGAGTGATCGACCGCTGGGCCATCGAGTTGTGGGCCTATCCGGTCGAGAACATCCCCGGTGATCTGGCGGGATGGAGGATCCGGAACGGCGGGACGAATCCGCCACTTGTCGATGTCGCCGTGTTGCAGCAGACGCGCGTCTACTACCTTTCAAAGCACGAAGATCGCAGGCTGGAAACACCGGCCTTGCCCGCGTGACTCGAACCCTCAATAGAGGAAAAACCAAGAAAGACAACTGAATACTGAATCACACGTTCACCTCCTCCTAGTAAGAGATTGGAGGGGTGAACGGTGAACTCATGGCCGCCTAAGCCTTTCGATCAGGCTGCGACCAAGATGCGCGAGTGGAACGCCTGGTACGTGGGCAAGGCCGAGGACCTCGCCGCGCACTACGGCAATGGCCCGGTGGTCCACTCGCGACCGTCGCAGTACCGGGGTGGCCTGGTCGGTGCGGTGAGCCGCTTCTTCTGGGGGCGCCCGGTCTCACCGCGTGGCCAGCAACGAACCCGCGTGCACATCCCGCTCGCCTCGGACCTGGCAACCATGTCGTCCGACCTGCTGTTCGCCGAGCCGCCCCGCGTGCGCGTCGAGAACTCCAGCGCGCAGGCGCGGCTCGACCGGATCATCAACACCCCGCAGACGCACAGCGCGTTGTTGGAAGCGGCCGAGGTCGCCGCCGCGCTCGGCGGGGCGTACCTGCGGGTGGTGTGGGACGGCGACGTTCGCCCGCACGCGATGCTCGACGCGGTCGACGCCGACGCCGCCGTGCCCGAGTGGCGTTGGAAGACGCTGCACGCGGTCACGTTCTGGCAGACCGTCGCACAGTCGGACGGCGCCGAGGTGCTGCGCCACCTCGAACGGCACGAAGCGGGCCGCATCGTGCACGCATTGCACCTGGGCACCGAGGATGAGCTCGGCCGCGCGATCCCGCTCACCGAGCACCCATCGACGGCGTGGGCCGCCGAGCTGGTCGACGCCAACGGGGCGATCGAGACCGGCACACGCCGACTGACTGCGGCCTACTGCCCGAACATCCGGCCGTCACGTGAATGGCGGTCGGTGCCCGCGCTGCGTCCGTTGGGGCGCAGTGACTTCGACGGCGTCGAGCCGCTGCTCGACGTGCTCGACGAGGTCTACTCGTCATGGGTCCGCGACGTCCGGCTCGCCCGCGCACGGCTGATCGTGCCAGCCGGATTCCTGCAACCGCTCGGCCCCGGTCAGGGCGCAATGTTCGACGACGACCAAGAGGTGTTCACCGAGCTGAACATGCTCACCGGTCGCAGCGAGTCCAAGCCGATCACCGCGACGCAGTTCGAGATCAGGGTCGCCGAGCACAAGGACACGGCCGAGCAGATCACGCACGACATCTTGCGGGCCGCCGGGTACTCGCCGTCCAGCTTTGGCGAGACCAACGGCCGCGCGACCGGGGTCACCGCGACCGAAGTCGTCGACCGGCGCGAACTCTCGGAGACCACTCGCGACAAGAAGTCGCGTTACTGGTCAGCTGCGCTCGCACAGATCACCGCGGCGTTGCTCGACGTCGACCGGCACGTGTTCGGCACGCCCGGCGTCGCCCTGGACGAGGACCCGGTCGTGAGCTTCGGCGACCAGGCGCAGGCCGACGTCGGCGACCTGGCGCGCACCGCGCAGGCGTTGCTCGCCGCCGAGGCCGCGTCGACCGACGTGCGGGTGCGGATCGTGCACCCCGACTGGGACGACGACCAGGTCGACGCCGAGGTCGCCCGGATCTTCACCGAGACCGGCCGCAACGTTCCCGACCCCGCCACCTGGCGAGGCCCGCAGGACGGGGGCGCTAATGGCCTGGGAACCGTCGCCTGAGGCCGACCCGCGCGACGTCGTCGAGCAGCTCGCCCGCGACATCCTCGCCGTGTTCACCGAGGCCGAGGCGCGGCTGCTCGCCGATATCGCCCGCCGCGCCCGCATCGGGCACGACGTACCGGAGTGGGCCGCTCAGAAAGCCTCTGCGGTGCGCGAGGTCCGGCTCGCCGTCGAGCGGATGCTCACCCAGCTACGCGCCGAGACCGGGACGGCCGCCGCCGAGGCGGTGCTCGCCGCCTGGCGCGCGGGCGCCGCCGCAGGCCTCGCGCAGCTCGCCGACGCCGGGGCACTCGACCGCTCGCAGCTCGCCGCACTGCGCGACGTGATCCCCGGCATGGACGCCGCCGCACTGCTCGCGGCCGACCTGACGTCGCGCCTCGACGCCTTGTATCTGCGGGTGCTGCGGTGGGCGCAGGACGCCTACCAAGTCGCGGTAGCCGCAGCAGCGCCGTTGCAGTTGCTCGGCATGGCGACGACCCGCTCGGCGCAACGCTCCGCCTGGGACCGGCTGGCCGCGCAAGGCGTGACCGGGTTCGTTGACCGGTCCGGCCGTGCGTGGAACCTGGCGAGCTACACCGAGATGGCCACCCGGACCGCGACCGCGCGAGCGTGGAACGACGGGCACCTCGCGCGCATGGAGCAGCTCGGTGTCGAGCTGGTCACCGTCTCGAACACCACCGACGGGTGCGAGCTGTGCTCTGTGTGGCAAGGAAAAATCCTTGCCAGGGCCGGCGATGCAGGCCGGCGGACCGTCGAGAACGAACTCACCGGCGAGCCGATCGAGGTCGAGGTCGCCGCCACCGTGGAGCAGGCCCGCGCCGCCGGGCTGTTCCATCCCAATTGCAGGCACACGCTGCTCCCGTACATCCCCGGCGTGACCCGGCTCGCCGCACCGGCCGAGCACGACCAGGCCGCCGAGGACGAACGCGAGCACCTGCGCGAGCTGGAACGCAAGGTACGGCGCGAGAAGCGCAAGGAGTCCGGCGCGCTCGACGACACCGACGCGCGCAAGGCGCAGGCCCGTATCCGCGAGCTGCAAGCCGAGATCCGCGAGCACGTCGACGCCACCGGGTTGAACCGCAAGCGCTACCGCGAGCAGACCAACCTCGGCCACGGCACCGCGGGCACAGCCCGCGCCCGCCGCAAGTCCGTCGACGAGCAGGTCGCCGAGGGCACCGTCGAGCAGGCGCGACTCGACGCCGTCGCAGCCGAGCAGGCACGGCGACGCGAGCAGGAACGCCTCGCCGCTGAGCAAGCCGAGCAGGCGGCGCGCGAGCAGCTCGCCACCGAGCTGGCCGCGCTCACCGACGACGACCTCGACGCCCGACTCGCCGAGGTCGCCGACGACGAGGACGCAGTCGACGCGGTGCTCGCCGAGATGGACCGCCGACAGGCCGAGGCCGACGCCGCCGAGGCCCGCCGCGAACGCGACCGGGAACAACGCGAGCAGCAGCGCGAGCAACGCCGCGCCGAGCAGCTCGCCGAGTACGAACGCCTTGTCGCCGACGGCATGGACGACGAACAAGCGTGGGCGCAGGCCACCGGCACCACGGTCGAGAAGCTGCACCGTGAGGACGCCATCCGGCGACTACGCGCCGACGGCTACACCGGACGAGGGTTCGACGAGTTGGCCCGTGCCGCGTATCGCGACTACGTCGCCGAACAGGTTTGGCAGGCCGAGGCCGACACCAACGGCTACCTGCTCAACAACGCAGGCGAGGCCGCAGGCGTCGACCCGCGCGAGCTGTTCACCGGCCCCGTTCGCCGGGCGCGCAAGTGGGCATCCGACGAGCTGCTCGGCTGGTGGGACGACCACGGCCGCATGTCCTTCGACGAGTACGCCGCATGGCTGCTCGGCAACGCCGCCATCGCCCGCGACGCCGGGCGCCGCACCGGCGGGGAGGACTGGTTGCAGTGACCCGCACCGCCGATGTCCTCGCCGCCTACGACGCCGGACGGCTCGCCGCCGAGCAACGGCGACCAGCCTCGAACCCGTACCGGACCGCTGAGGGGGCAACTCGAGCTCCCGCTCGATCGCTCGCTATCGCGTGGCGGGCCGGGTTCCGCCGAATCACCGCCGCGTTGCCCGTCGACTACGCGACCTAGCCGCGCGACCGCTTTCTCCCCACAAGATGTGGTCAATACCCCTGGGTATCAACCACATCTTGTGGTGCGCCCGCCGCTCGGCTCGGCGCACTGTCTCCCCTTCCCCACTGCTGGCCTAGGAGGTCTGCCCATGTCCGCACCCGTCTCCGCCGAGACCGGCGAGGGTGCCCCGACCGAGACGTTGCCGGAGTCCACCGGCGACCCGATCGCCCCGCCGCCTGGCGACGAGGGCACCGGCGCAGCGACCACGCCGCCGGAGCAGAACGCGCCGGACGTCGAGGCGCTGCGCGCTGAGCTGGACGAGTGGCGCAGCAAGGCCGAGGGGCAGCAGGGCGTCGTCGACAAGATCGCCGCCGCACTCGGCATCGGCACCGCGGGCACCCCGCCGACCGTCGAGCAGGTCACCGACCAGCTCACCGCCGCGCAGACCGAGGCGCGCGAGCGCGCGGTCGACCTGGCCGTGTTCCGAGCCGCGCCCGCCGCGAACGCCGACCCCGACGCGCTACTCGACTCGACCGCGTTCCGGCGCCGCGTCGCCGACCTCGACCCCGCCGACGCGAAGTTCGGCGAGCAGGTCGCCGCCGCCATCGCCGACGCCGTGAAGGCAAACCCAAGGCTCGCAACAACTCCCGCCGCTCCGCAGCGCAGCGGCGGAGAGATCACCGGCGGCTCGCCGACCACCTCCGACGACCTCGGCTCGCTGTCGGTCGAGGACTACATCAAGCGCACCCGGAAGAGGGGTAACTGACCTTGCCCAACCAGCTTCTCACCGTGGACGTGATCGCCCGCGAAGCGATCGCGACCCTGTACGAACAGACCGTCATGGCAGGGCTCGTGCACCGTGACTACGAAGGCGACTTCACGGGCAACAGCGGTGACACGATCACGATCCGCAAGCCTGCTGTGTTCCAGGTCAACGAGTTCAACCGTCAGACCGGAATCCAGTTGCAGGAGGCCCGCGAGGGCTCGACCACGCTCACGCTCGACAAGGTCCCCGACGTGTCGTTCGCGGTCACGTCCGAGGACTGGACGATGCGCATTACCGATTTCCGTGAGCAGTTCCTACAGCCTGCGATGGAGGCCATTGCGCAGTACGCCGACCGGCTCGTGCTCGGCCTGCGCGCCGACATCACGCAGACCGTCGAGTACAACGCGACGGCACCTAACCCGTCGGATGTACTGGTGGACGCCGGGCTGATCCTCAACAGCGCGAACGTTCCGACCGCTGAGCGCCGGGCGGTCGAAAGCCCGACGTTGACGGCACTGTTCCAAAAGGACCCGCTGTTTGTTCAGGCGCAGCAGGTCGGCGACGACGGGACCGCGCTGCGCGAGGCCTCGATCGGCCGCAAGCGTGGTTTCGACAACTACATGAGCCAGAACATCAAGGACGACGTTTCGGTCGCGTTCCGGCGCGAGGCGTTCGCCCTCGCAACCCGCACGATGGCGCTACCGCGAGGCATCGGCGCCGGGCAGGGCTCCGTCGTGAACTACAAGGGCCTTGGCCTGCGGGTGATCTACGGCTACGACATGAGCAAGAAGCAGGACGTCGTCAGCATTGACGCGCTCATGGGCGTCAAGACGCTGGACCCCAAGCGCGCCGTTCTGATCAAGCGCAAGGCGGGTGCCTGATGCTCTCCTACCGCAACCGCCGCACCGGCGAGGTGCACGTGCCCGAACCGGGCTCGTGGATGGCCGACCGGCTCGACGGGCTCCCGCAGGTGTGGGAGCCCGTCGAGTCCGTCGAGGGCACCCTGCCCCCGGTGAGGCCGGCCCGCAGCGCCCGCAAGTCCGAATGGGTCGCCTACGCCCTGACGCGCGGCTACACCCGCGAGGACGCCGAGAGCCTCTCGCGCGACGACCTCGCCCGGCTGCTCGACGACCCCGACGCCGAACCCGAGGCGTAGCCGTGCGGGTGTACGCCACTGTGGACGAGCTGCGCGACTACGCGGGCGCCCACGTGGTCACCGAGGACTCGCCGCGACGCCTCGCCCGTGCCTCGGAGCTGGTCGACTCGCACCTGCTCGCCGCCGTGTACGCGGTCGACGCGCAGGGCTACCCGACCGGCGCCGAGGAACGCGACGCGCTGCGCCGCGCGACCTGCGCGGTGGTCGAGTGGTGGCACGAGACCGGCGACCCGGTCGGCGCCGCCGGGCAGTACAGCGAGTCGCAGATCGGCACGGTTCGGCTCAAGCGTGCCGACCCCGCCGTGCCGTCCGACATCGCACCGAACGCGGTGCGCATCCTCACCACGGCTGGGTTGCTCTCGCAGTTCCCGATCGCGCCGGATCGGTGGGCAACTGGTTACGGAAAACCACTGTGACACAACAGGTTACGAGGTGAAGCCGTGCAGATTCCCGCCGTGCTGCTCCCGCACACCGTCACCGTTCGCCCCTACCTCGGCACCGGCGCCTACGGCGACGTGTGGGGCGACCCGGTCGTCGTCCGCGAGGTGTTCGTCGAGGACCGGCGCCGCCTGGTCCGCAACCAGTCCGGCGAGGAACTCGTGAGCGAGTCCACCGTGCGCACGCGACCGGGCGTGCGCATCCCGGTCAGCTCGAAAGTCACCGTCTGGCAGGGAACACCGCTCGAACGCACCGGGCGCGTGATCACCACGAGCGTATTCGAACACCTGTCGACGTGGTCGCACATCGAGATCGCGCTGTCGTGACCGCGACCGACGAATCAGTCCTCGGGCAGGTTTTGCATTTTCCAGTTCATCGCTTCGTCGTCGGCGATAGCAGCACTTCGCGTGTAGCCGCATACGACACAGGTACCGGCACCGATTCCCATTCCAAACACGTCGGAGCTGCCGCATACCATCGTGTCGTTCCAACACACCGGGCACTCCTGAAGTGGCTCGGAAGTCAACCGGTCCTTTGGGTCAAACGGCAGGTAGTCATCAGCGGTTTCGATTCTACGCGCGACCTCCTCGTCACCTAGGAATGTCACGTAATCAGCTGCACTGCCCTGTAGCCACGCGTCACGAGCGTGTTCCGTTAGCAACTGGTCGTCAATTTCCTCGTTTAGGAATCCGCCCAATATCGGGTGTTCGGACAGCGCGACGAGAGCCTCAACGTGGGATATGTTGAGTTCGCCTTTCGAAAGTCGGCCATGACGTACCGGGTAGACGATCTCGATCGCAGCACGCAGGGTCACGGTGTCGATCTTCACCACGTCATGCGGAGGATAACTGTCCCAATGCGGAATCTGAGACGGCTTCGGCTCATCGACCGCAGACCACCGCGACACCGTAAGCGTGATGACACCCGCGCTGTCTACACTGATTCCAACCACGCGCACCCGATAACGATCCAGTTTTTCGGTCGGATCGGTTGTGGAACCGTTCTTCGCTTTCTCTGAAAGAACATCCAGAAGACCCTTTGCCGCTTTCACCTGTTTGCCGGAAAGTTCGTCACCCGGCCACGCGCTAGCGACAATCGCCGCCAAACCGTTGTTGAGCGCAGTGTCGTAGAGCGCCTCAACGCCCGCGACATCGCGACTCTTCTTCACAACGTAGGCACATCTCGAATAGTGGTAGCTCCGATAGAACTCGATTGACGGCTGGTGCAGCGGCGTTTGCGGGGTCGACATCGGTCAATGATGCCCCTCCGGCGCGCCTTCTTCCAGCGAGATTCACGGCAGGAGGAGAACGTGCCAGTAGAGGTCACGGGCAGTGGTCAGGTGCGCGTCGAGTGGAGCGGCGCGGCTGTCACTGAGCAGGCCCGCCAGGGCGCCGCGCGCGGCCTGGCGCTCGGCGCCGAGCACGTGCGCGGCGTGTCGGTGGACCTGGCGCCGCTGGACACGGCGGCGCTGCGGAACTCGGCGACGGCGAGCCACGACCCCGACGCGCTCACCGCGGCCGTTTCCTACGACACCCCGTATGCCGCAAGGCAGCATGAGGAACTCGACTACCACCACCGCACCGGTGGGCCGAAGTACCTCGAACGTGCGCTCGCGTCCGAGGCCGACGTCGTCGCCCGCCTGGTGCAGGCGCAGCTACGCAAGGCGCTCGGCACGTGAGCTGGACGCGCACCCTCGCGCACGGCCTCGCCGAGCACCTCGCCGCCGAGGGCATCGGGATCTACCGCCGGGCCGGCAGCTACCTCGAATCCGAGGTCGGCATCGTCATCGGCACCGTGCCCGCCGCACCGGCGCGGGTCCTGGTGCTCTCCCTGTATCCGCTGGTCGACGACGTCGACCAGGCCGACAGCGTGCTCGGCCTGCAAGTCCGCACCCGCTGCGGCGGACCCGACCCGCGCGAGGCACTCGACCGACTCGACGACGTGTTCGACCTACTGCACGGCGCGACTCACCTCGACCTCGGCGGCGCCTTGGTCCACCTCGCGATGCGCACCTCGTCGGTGCCGATGAGCCGCGACCAGTCCGGCCGCTACGAGCACGCCGACACCTACCAACTGACCGCCCATCGGCCCAGCCGACACCGCAGCTAGGAGGCTGCCTAGTGGCTCTACGTTCTTTGCTGGCAAAGGATTGGACCCTTGAAGTCGACACCCGTGCCGCAGGGGCGACCGCACCCCAGTGGACGCGCATCGGTGGCTTGACCAGCTTCACCGAGACCACCGACGACAACACCGAAGACGACGGCTCGTTCGACGATGACGGCTGGGGTAGTTCCGTTGTCACACAACGGACCTGGTCGATCGAGGCCGAGGGCAAGCGCAAGCGCACCGACGCGCAGGCGTTCACCCCGGACCCCGGACAGGAAGCCATCCGCAAGGCCGCGCGCATCGTCGGGTTCGCCGCGAACCTGCACGTCCGCTGGTACCGCAAGGACGGCTCACCCGACGCCTACGAGGGCACCTCGACGGTGTCCGGGTTCACCAAGGGTGGCGGCAAGACCGACCTTGAGCCGTTCAACTTCACCCTGAACGGGCAGGGCGCCCCGGTCGAGATCCCCAACCCAGCAACAGCCCCGGCGGGCACGAGCGTCGCCGAGACGGGCAAGGAGGTCGCCTGATGGCGTTCGTTGATCTGTCAGAGGTGCTCGACGCTGATCTGTCGTTGCCCTACAAGGGAAAGACCTACGTCGTGCCACCGGTGGACGCCGAGACCGGTCTGCGGTTTCAGCGGCTCGCTGCTGTGGCGGCGCAGGCCGCGAAAGCCGCCGAGGCCGGCATCTCGTTCAACCCCGACGAGGTCGCGCTCGACGACGACGAAGAGGCCGACCTGTTCGCGCGGGCGCTCGGCCCGGTCTACGACGAGATGCTCGCCGACCGGGTGCCGTGGCCGGTGCTCAAGGTCGCGGGCATGACGGCGTGGCTCGATGCCGCGTTCAACCGGGAGACCGCAGAGGCCTACTGGAACGCGGCAGGCTCCCCAAACCAGACGGCCGGGAATCGGACGACGCGACGCGCGGCGGACCGATCGACCCGGCGACAGGGCTCCGCGAGTGGTACGACCCGGACCCGCTCGACCACGACGAAGGCGACGGCCGCACGTGGGCGGAAGTCCTAGAACGCCGGCAGCTCGTCGAGGCTGACCTGCATCAGGTCTACGGCGTCGACGTCGAGTCGGGCATTCTCGCCGCCCGGTCGTGGCGGTGGCTGCGGGTCCGCGTCGCCGGGCTGCTGTCCTGCGAGTCCAGGCTCGCCCGCGCGTTCGCGCCCCCGGAACACCAGCCGCGCCACCGGTAGGCGCCCGTCCAGCCGCCGGGGGTGATGCCCCGTGGCGTTGACCATCGGCGAACTGGTCGGGTTCCTCAAGATCGACGGAAGCGGCTGGAACCGAGGCCTCGCCAAGAGCCGAGGCGACCTCGACAAGTTCAGCCGCGACGCCAACGGCCGCCTGCGGGACCTGCGCGGGCGGTTCGTCGCCGAGGGCGAGGCCTCGGGCAAGGGGTTCGGCGCCGGGCTCGGCAGGCTCCGCGAGTACGCCGACAAGGTCGAGGACGTCGGCAACCGGGCGGGCACGTCGTTCGGGCGCCTCGCGCTGTCAATGTCCAACGTGGCGACCGCGTCGTCGGTCGTGCACGGGGTCGTGCCGATCGTCGCCTCGCTCGGCGGCGCCCTGGCGCTGCTGCCCGCTATCGGTGTCGCGGTCGGTGTCGGCATGTTCGCCGCCAAGGTCGGCATGTCCGGGTTCGGCGATGCCATGTCCTCAATGGACGATCCGGAGAAGTTCGCGCAGAGCCTCGAAAAGCTCTCGCCCGCAGCACGTTCTACCGCGCTCGCCGTGCGGGACCTCGCTCCGGCGTGGAAGGCCGTCAAGCAGGAGACGCAAGAGAACCTGTTCGCCGGGCTCGCCGACGACATGCGGGCACTCGGCAGCGGCTACCTGCCCGTGCTGAAATCCGGGCTATCGGGGATCACCGCGGAGTTCAACACCGCAGCGCGCGGGACGGCCGGTTTCCTCGCCGAGGCCAACCAGGTACAGACCGTCTCGGGGATCTTCGGGCAGATCCGGACGTCGATCGGCAACACCACCACGGTGGTGCAGCCGCTCGTGTCGATCCTGCTCGACCTGGTCGCGGTCGGGACGACGTTCCTGCCCGGCATGACGGACGGGTTCGGCTCGGCCGCACAGTCAGCGGCCGAATTCGTAAGCCAGGCAAGGGAAAGCGGTCGGCTCGGCGAGTGGATCTCGGCCGGCATTTCCACGCTGGGGCAGCTCGGCGACGTGTTCGGCAACCTGTTCGGCATCGTGGGCGCCGTCTACGGCGCGTTGGACACCGGCGGGGCGAGCCTGCTCGACACGCTCACGCGGGTCACGGGCATGGTGCGCGGGTTCCTGGAGTCGTTCGAGGGACAGCAAGCGCTCGCCTCGCTCGCGTCACTGCTCGGCACGGTCTCGGGCGTGGTCACCGGCGTGGTGCTGACCGCGCTGCGGCAACTCGCCCCGGTGGTCGTCGCGCTCGTGCCCGGTTTCGCGCAGCTCGCGACGCAGCTCGGTTCGGTGCTCACCGCCGCCCTGATCGTCGCTACTCCGCTGCTGCTGGACCTGGCGACGTTCCTCTCGGAAAACATGGTGTGGCTCGGCCCGCTCGCGATCGGTCTTTACGCTGCGGCGCAAGCGTTTCAGGTCGTCGGCGTCGCCGTCCGCGTGCTGAACGTCCTCATGATGATCAACCCGTGGGCGCTGCTGGTCGCGGCAACGATCGCACTCGTCGTGCTGATCGTGACCAACTGGGACACCATCGTTGCGGCCGTCGGCGCCGCCTGGGACTGGCTGGTTCAAGCCGGACGCACAGCGTGGGAATGGATCGTCAACGCCGTGAAGTCGGCCGTCGACTTCCTGCTGTGGCTGTTCCTCAACTGGTCCCTGCCGGGCCTGATCATCAAGCACTGGGACCTCATCGTTGCCGGGGTCCGGCTCGCGGTGCAGTGGGTGCTCGACGCGGTCGGCTGGCTCGGCTCGCTGCCCGCCAAGGTGGGCGCCTGGTTCGGCCAGGTCAAGGACTGGATCGTTCAGAAGTGGTCCGAGGCGGTCGACTGGCTGCGGGGCATCCCGCAGCGCATCCTCGGCGCGCTCGGCGACCTCGGCCGTCTGCTGCACGACACCGGCGTGAACATCATCCGAGGCCTGCTCAACGGCTTCTCCTCGATGGCGGGCGCCATCCGCGACAAGCTGCTCGGGATGGTCAAATCGGCGTGGGGGTCGGTGCTGGACTTCTTCGGCATCCGCTCACCGTCGAGGCTCGCAGCCGAGGCAGGCGTGCACGTCGGCGAGGGGCTCGTCGTCGGACTTGGCCGCATGTCGGGTGCGGTGGACCGCGCTTTCCTTGACATGGCAGCACTTCCGCCGATTCCCAAGGTGGTCATTCCGGCGCCACGGCTTGCCACGCCGACCGGTACAGGCTCGGGCTCGCTGGATCCGTTCGACCCGCGTCGTGCTGCGGGTCCGGTGGTGCACGTGACCAACCACTACCCGCAGGCCGAACCGACCTCGACGACGGTCAACCGATCGTTGCAGTACGCGGGCGCGCTGGGGGTGATCTGACCTGGCGACGTACACAGTGGACGGTGTCACGCTCGATCACCCCTCGGGCTGCTGGAAGTTGCTCACCGGGACGCAGGTCCGCCCGTTGCCCGGCGTGCGGGCCGCGTCCGTCGCCGTGCCCGGTCGCGCTGGTGTGCTGCCGATGGTCGGCGAGGACGTCGAGGCGACCACGATCGGCCTGCACCTCGGAGTGCGGGGCGTCGGCCCAGACGGCGTCGACCGTGGCGCCGCCGGGCTCGACGCCAACCTGCAAGCCCTGTACGCGCTGTTCGGGGTGCGGCACCGGCTGCTCGACGTCCGATACCGGGCCGCACCCGGTACCGGCGAGGTCGCCGCCGAGGCCGCGGTGATCTCCGCGTCCGAACCGCAGGTGTGGATCGGTGCCGCTCGTGCCCGGCTCGCCGTGGTGCTGCGCGTGCCCGGCGTGTACTGGCGCGATTCGACGGCGTCCGCCTGGACCACGCGCACGATCGGCGCAGTTCAGCGGGTCGAGATCCTCGACGGAGCGACCGCGCCCGTCGTCGACGCCGTCCTGCGGATCACCGGACCGGTGACCGATCTGCGGATTACCGACACCGCCACCGGCGGATGGGTCGGCTACTCCGGCGCCCTCGCTACCGGGCGGGCGCTGCGCGTGCACTGCGGACGGATGGATGCGCACGAGGCGCCGTCGGTGTCGCTCGACGGCACCGAGGCGAACGCGACCGGGCGCGTCGTCACCGGTGGCCCCGGCTCGGGCTCGCGGTTCCTGGCGCTCACACCACGGGCGGTGACATCGGCACACGACCGTGGTGTGCAGGTGCTCATCGAGGGCACCGGCACAAGCGACACCACGCTCGTCGAGCTGCGAGCGAGAAGGGCGTACCTGTGAGCTTCGACGTGCGTCTCGTCGCACACGCGCCGAACGGTCCGCGTCTCGGCGTGCTGCCGACGCCGCTCTCGCTCGACGTGGCCGTGCCGCTCGACGACGTCGGCTCGCTGCGGCTGTCCTACGCGCTCGGCGCACCGGGCGCCGCCCTGCTCGCGAACCCGGTCGAGGTCGCCGTCGAGGCCTACGACCCGACCGCCGGGGCATGGTCAGAGATCCTCGGCGGGCGGTTCCTGCGCATCAAACGCACGGGCAACGTCGTTGACCCGACCGGGACGCGGTCGTTCGAGCTGCCCGCCTACGCGTGGATGCTGCGTAAGGCCCGGTTGTTCTCCTCCCAGCACGACAACGCCGAGGGCAAGCGCCCGTTCCTGTCGGCGACGGCGGGCACCGTGCTCGCGACGCTGCTCGGCGAGGCCAAGGCCCGTGGCGTGCTGCCTGGTCTCGCGGTCGACTTCACGCCGAGCACCGACAGCGGCGGGCAGCCGTGGGCGAAAGTGCTCACGATCGCTTACGAACCCGGTATCGACGTGCTGACCGTGCTCGACAATCTCGCCGAGCAGGGCGTCGTCGACTGGGTCATGACCGGCCGCACGCTGCGGGTTTTCAACGCCGACACCGTGCTCGCCCGTGACCTCGCAGCCGGCGACGCACCCGTCGACCTGCGCCTCGGTCGCGACGTCACCGACGCCCCGGACGAGGGCACGTTCGAGGAACTCGCGTCCGCTGTCTACGTCAAAGGCGAGGGCACTGCCCGGCTCGAACTCACCAACCCCAACGCTCCAACCCCCTGGGGCCGTTGGGAAAGCTTCATCACTCAAGGCGGCGTGCGCGACGAGGGCACCATGCGGCTGCTCGCGCAGGCCGAACTCGACCGCACCGGCCGCGAACGCGTGCAGATCACCCGCGCCGTGTCCTTCGGTGCCGCGAAGTGGTTGCCGCTACGGGACTACCAGCCCGGCGACTACGTGCTCGCCCCCGGCGACGGCGGGGTGCTCGCGTCACTGCGGGTCCGGCAGATCACCCTCACCCGCGACCAGGCGGGCACGCTCGGCGGCAACCTCGTCTTGAATGACCGGTTCCTCGAACGAGACTTGCGGCTCGCCAAGCGCACCGCGGGCATCGTCGGAGGCTCGACCGCAGGCGGCGGCTCGGGCACCCGTCCGGCACCGGAAGGCCCGGACCCGCGCGACCCCGCCGCACCGGCCGGGCTGATCGTCGCGACCTCGGCCTACCTCGACTCCGACGGCGCCGCGCGAGGGCAGATCACCGCCACGTGGGGCACCGTCGATAAGGCCACCGACGGCACGGCGATCGAGGTCGCTCGCTACGAGCTGTACCAGCGGCCCAACGTCGCCGGGCTCACCTGGTCCAAGCTCACCGAAACCCAGCATCCCGACAACACAGCGACCAGCTCGCCCTACGACGTCGGCACCGAATGGGCGTTCAAGGTCCGCGCCATCAGCCGCGCCGGGGTCATCGGCCCGTGGTCGAACACCTACGCCGTCACCATCGCCGCCGACGCCGAGGCACCACCGCGGCCATCGGCGCCGCGCCTGTCGACCAGGCTCGGCGTAATCCATGTCGACTGGGACGGCAAGGGCGCCGCAGGTGAAGTCATGCCGAGCGACTTCTCACACGTCGACGTGTGGATGCAGGCGAGCAGCGACGCCCCACTGTGGTCGGACACCTGGACCTACAGCGACAACAAGCTCGATCCTGCACTGTGGACGGTCCTGCACTCCTCCAGCGGTGGAGCGCCCGCGTACACCGTGGCGGGCAACAAGCTCACCATCACCGGTGGCTCGGACCTGTTGGCGACCAGGGATACCGGAGCGCGGGACTACACGGTCACCGCCGCTGATCTCAAGGTCGGCACGCAGTACCGCGCCGGGGTCTACGCCCGGTACGCCCCAGGACCGTCACAGGAGTGGCCCTACAAGGAACGGGCCGTGTATGCGTTGGTACGCCGCAACAACACGGCGAACCCACTTGTGCTCTACGTCGACGCTGCGACCAGCAACCGCGAGGTACTGCTGACGTTGCCCGCCGGGGCATCGCTCGACGGGCTCACGCTCGCCCTAGCGGTGCGCGGCCGTGCGGTTGAGGTGTTCGTCAATGGAACTTCCGTGCACACCGACACGCTCACCGAGTCCGAGGCCGCCGAGCTGGACGGCACGGCCGCCGGGGTTTACCTCGAATGGCCGCAGGCATCCGTTGGCACGCTCACCGTGCAGCCGCCCGCCTCGACCGGTCCGGTACGCGTCGGGCAGCTCGAAGGCGCCGGGGGCATCGTCGTCACCGACCAGCCGTACAACCAGGGCCGCCGCTTCCTCTTCATCGCCGCCGACCGCAGCGGCAACACCTCGGCCGCGTCCGACCCCGCGACGATCAGCACGCGCCCGCTCGTGCCGCCCGACCTCGTCGGCAAACCGATCTACGGCGACAAGATCGTCGCGAACAGCATCACCGTCGATCAGCTCGCCGTCGGCTCGGTCACCGCCGGAGCCATCCGCGCCGGAGCGATCACCGCGAGCAAGATCGCCGCCGATGCTATCGACGGCAAGACCATCACCGGCGCCACGCTCCGCACCTCGGCCGACGACCCGCGCGTGCAGCTCGACGAGGACGGCATTCACGCGTGGAACTCCGCCGGGACCCGCACCGTCGAGATTTCCGGGGCGACCGGCGCCGCCGACATCGCGGGCACCCTGCGCACCGGAACGACTGGTGTCCGGGCAATCGTCACGTCGAGCGCGTTCGGCGGCTATCCCGGAATCCACTTCACGGGCCTTGCCGGGGCACCAGGGTTCGAGCCGACTGTGCACGCTCGTGAGGACGGCACTCTGTGGGCGCTGTCCGCCGAGCAGGTCGGCAACAGCTCGGGCCGCGTTGACCTGATCCTGCGCAAGGGCGGCTCTTGGTTCCTGGGCAAACAGTTCGGCGACGCCAACGCCTCGGCGAGCCTGAACGCCGAGGGCGGCGGAAAGCTGTTCATCGACGGCGTGATGCCGCGTGGCATGTCCGCCACGCGCATGATCGGCGTCGGTCTCCTCCACATCGCGCCGGGCGCGTTCTCGGTGCGGATCGACTACGGCGCAGCGATCACCGTCGGCAGCCCGGTCCCGCACTGCTCCCTCATCACTGGTGCGCCGCAGGACGGCGTCACGTGGGGAGTCAGCCGCTACGACAACCGGGGTTTTCAGTTCAACTGGTCTCGCGGCGCCGAGATCGACATCCATTGGCTAGCCGTGAGGAGTGCCTGAATGCGCGTCGAGATCATCGGCACCGAGATCACCGACGAACCGGGCCTCGGCCCGTCCTACCGGATCACGCAGCGAACCGACCTCGGGATCGAGCTGTACGTGCTGCCACGCTCGGCCCTCGCCGCCGACCTTGAGCTGTACGGCGTCGACAACCCGCTGATCGTCCTCGACTGGCGCCTGCACGGCTACCGAGGCGAACCACTTCCCCCAGGAACGATCGAGGCCTCGCTCTACACAGCCGCCGAGGCGCAGCAGGCACGCGTGTTCGCCCTGTACGCGCGGGCGCACCTCGGCGGTGCCACGGCCGGCAGCGACACCGAAATCAGCGACGACCTGCGAGCGAGGATCACGCAGGAAATCGAGCTAGCCGAGACCGACGTCGAGGACCTCACCGCCAAGGCTCGCCGGATGCGCGCCGACGAGATCGACGCCATCCGCGCGAGCGTGACCATCGTCGACGACCGCGGGCTCGCCGAGCTGCGCTCGCTCGTCGCCCGCGACGCCGAGCAGATCGCCGTCGACCGCAACGTCGTGCGCGAGCAGCTCGCGCCGAGCCTGCACACCGGCACCTAACCCAGCCTCGCCGACCAGCCGACGCACGCGGTGCGTCGGCTGATGTCGCGCGCCCTTCAACAGTCCCGACCGGAGAGGAACGCATGACCGCACCGACCCCCGACACCGGCGACGTCGTCGGCCACGACGCACCCGACGTCACGCCCGAACCGATCACCGACCCGGCGCACGCCGACTACGTCGAACCGTTCGCCGACGCCACCCCCGTCACCGAGGAGGCCTGAACATGGGCATCTACAGGGGATACGAGGGAGCGAGGTCCTGCACCGGAGGACCCACCAGCGGCGCGCAGTCGCTCATGGCGTGGCTCCTCGGCGCCTACGGTAAGCAGGGCGGCTACAACCTCGGCATCTACAACTGCGCGACGATTCCCGGCAGCAACACGACCAGCCTGCACGGCGAGGGCCGCGCGACCGACCTCGGCGTGCCCGTCGGCGCCGGATGGGCGCAGGTGCTCGCCGGCAAGCTGATCAACAGCTCGGCCGAGCTGGGTGTGCAGTGCGTCATCTACAACCGGCGCATCTGGTCCGGCTCCTACCCCGATGCCGGGTGGCGCCCGTACAGCGGCACTCACCCGCACCACGATCACCTGCACGTCGAACTCTCGTGGAACTCCGCGCGCACGCTCACCGCGCAAGGCGTGCAGCAGGTTCTCGGCGGTGGTGGCGGTGGTGGTGCACCGACGCCACCGACGCCCGGTCAGCGGCCAACGATCCGCCGGGGCTCGACCGGTTCGGTGGTGCGCGAGGTGCAGCGCATCCTCAACGCCTGGTATCCGAGCCTGCCCGCGCTCGACGTCGACGGCGATTTCGGGCCGCTCACCGACGCTCGCGTGCGCTACATGCAGAGCCGCGCCGGGCTCGCCGTCGACGGCGTTGTCGGGCCGGCAACGTGGCGCCGACTGCTCGGCGGATGACCGCCGTGCGCACCGCGGTCATCGCCGCTTTCGCCCTGGTCCTCGTGCTGCTCGGCGCGCACGCCTGGCGCCGTGTCGGCGAGATCGAGGAGTTGATTCGCGCAGCCGAGGAAGAACTCGCGCACCGCGACTGACCCGAAACCGCCGAGCTCACGTTCGCGCTCGGCGAACCCAAACCGCAACAGGAGGACCATGTCCGACAACGTCATCGCGTGGCTTCGCACCGTCGTACCCGGCGCGTGGGCCGCACTCATCACCGGCCTGGTGAGCATCGGCGCACCGGCCTACCTCACCGATGCACTCGGCAACGCGACCAACCTCGTCGTGCTGCCGATCGTGCTCAGCGTCGTGTACCCGCTGCTGCGGAAGATCGAGGCGAGCCTCCCCGACTGGCTGACTCGCATCCTGCTCGGCTCCGCACAGCCGCCGAGCTACCTCGGCAAGCACGAGACCCCGTAACGACGAACGCCCCGCGCCCATCATGGGCGCGGGGCGTTTCTCTCGTGTTCAGGGTCAGGCCGAGGCGAGCTGTCCGTCGGCCCACTGGCGAGCAGCGTCCGCCATGCGCTGTTTCCACGGCTGCGGGTCACTGGCTGCGATGTCGGTCCACATGTCTACGTTGGCACGGGCGAACACGCCGACCGCCGTTCGAGGCGCAGAAGCCCATGCGCGCGTGCGGCTCACGAGTTGCTCGGCCTCTGCGGCAGAGTGTCCGGCAGCAATCAGCCGGAGCGCGAGACAGCACGGGTCGATCCATGCGGCTCCACGCGTCGGCCACGCCCAGTCGATCATCCGGGCCGCGCCGTTCTGAGGGATCAGGATGTTGTCCGGGTTGTAGTCGGTGTGCAGCAGCGTCTCGCCGCCGAGCTGCTCGGCCTCGGCTGCGTCGAGGTACCGGCTCCACCTTTGGCGTGCGTCCTTCAGCGGCAGGTCCGGCAACGGAAGCGACGCCAGAGTGTCGACGGCCGCCAGGACGGCCGGGAGATCCGGCGAGCCGGGGGCGTAGCTCGGGTGACGTCCCTCGACGTACTCGAACGCGAGCACGTCCCAGCCGTCGGCGTCATCGAGCCGCCACAACAGGGCGGGGGCGAGTGGCCGCACGTGCGGATTGATCGTCGCTTCCCGTTGCTGCGCAACGACACCAGGGTGATCGGTGCGGATGCCCTTGACGAACACCTGCCCGCCGACGGTGTCCAGCACAGCGGCGAGAGCTGAGTTCATCCCCTGCGAGAGAGTGCGAGCCGCTGTGATCTGCCCGGCCTGCTCACCGATCGCGTTGCGCAGACCGGCGGGAAGGCTGTCCCACTCGATGCGTTCTTGCATGATCCTCAACCATCGTCGTTCGCCCGTGAACGGGGCGAGGCTAGCCGACATGACAAAGGGTGGCCGGACGCAACGCGCGTCCGGCCACCCGGTTTGGCGACTACCCGATCAGTACGGGTTGTCGTCCGATGCTTCGCAGTTGCAGCGCGCGTATGCGCCGAGCACCTCGACGTCGTCGAGCATCACGACGGCGTCAGGTGCGACGCGCGGTGCGACGGGCATCTGTGCCGCCGCCTGCCTTTCCTCCTCCTGCGTCTCGTCGACCTCGCGGTCGGGAGCAGCCGAGGGAGGCAGCAGTTCGAGCATCACCACGGACATGTGTTCACCTCCCCCCATGTTGGCAGTAGCGCTCAAGGGGGGCGTTCGCCGTCTGGTACAGCTTCGCCAGAGGACGGCAGGTGAAGCAGCTCCCCGACAACTTGCAGCCGGAGCAGCCGCCGGTACGCCCCATCAGCGAGTCGGCGACTCCGGCGAGTTCTCGCAGCGCATCGAGGCCCTTCTCGACGAGCGAGAACTGCGCGTCGCGCCCGACCTTGCAAATGCTCGCCAGGCCGAACGGGTCCACGTGAAAGTGCGTGTGTCCAGCACCGCACCCGGTGAACGGCTTGCGAGTGTGCAGGAACTCGGACGACTGCGACGGCAGCGTTTCCGCGCCGCCGTAGATCGTGGGCGAAATCTTCGAGTACACGTGGTACGAGACGCCGAGGTCCTCGGCAAACGCCTTCATCTCGTCGAGTTCGTGGGCGTTCCGATCCGTCATCACGAGGTTGAAGCGCAGCGGCAGCCCGTTCTCGTGCGCTGCCTTGATGCCCTTCCTGAACAGCTCATGCGAGCCGGACCGTTGAGTGACCTCGTCGTACACACTCGCGCTCGCGCCATAGACACTCACGGTGATCCGATACGGACGCCGTTCGGTCAGCAGGTCGAGAATCCGAGGCGCGTGCAGGGCAGACCCGTTGGTCGACAGGGTGATCATCATCCCGAAGTCCCAAGCGGTCGTGTAGACCTGCGGGAACAGCTTGTCGACCGTCGGTTCGCCGCCGGTGATCTGGAACCACAGTGCCCCGGAGTCACGGACCGTGTGCAGCATCTGCTCGCGCTCGGACCAGGCGAGTCCCTCGAACGTCTTCGTTCCGAGGTAGCAGTGCGGGCACTTGTAGTTGCAGCCGAGGTTCACCTCGTAGGACGCGCGGCCGTACCCAAGTGGCGACGGCTCGCGCACCTTGACCGACTGCGCGAGCGGACCACATGTGAGATCGAGGTCCCAGCGCTTACGAGCTGCGTCAACGAGCCACTGTGGGCAAGAGGCGTCCGGGCGTGACGACGCGACGAGCAACTCGTCGAACAAGTCGGAGCCGATTTGGACTGCCCCCTGTTCATCTGGTTTCACCACAACGAAGTCAGTCAGAAACGGACTCGCGATGAGCGTGTGCATCAATGTCCCCCGATGTGGGCGCTAGGAGTTCCCTGCACCTCGACCACGTTGGGCCGCAATGCAGTCAGGACACGCGTGGTCTGGATCGGTCGGCTCTTTCGGCGAGACGGTCGGCACGAACGGCTCGCGGTCACACAGTGGGGTGACTTCCCGACCACTGATCGACCGTGCTCGGTGCAGATCACCGGTGCGGATTGACGCGCTATGCCAGCGATCGTCGGCAGCGCGGAGCTTGGCAGCCATGTCCTACGCCGCAACCAGTTCAGGCAGCGTCCACACTGATGCTGGAGGTTCTCGCGGCGGCTCAGGCAGTCTCGGGAACAGTCGCTCTGGAGAGATTGGTCGGGTCGTATCGACCAACACCTGTACCTCAGCCCTAATCCTGTCTTCCAGGGCTCCAACAGAAACCGCCTCGTTCCTTGCCCCGGCGTGCCGCCCGTACGCCCCGGTGACGACCCACCAAAGAATGAGTGCGGCCACCGACAACACGCCGAGCACGTACACAGCGGTAAAGAGCAGAGCATCACCGAACACGTCGATCTCCTTGCGTAGTTGGGGTTCCATCACTGCCACTACCTCAAGTGGTCACCTGGAGGGGTCCACAGGAAGCGCTGTTCGAACGCAGCGGCGAGTGGTTCGAGTGGCATCGGGCGAACAGGCCCCCCGGCCGTCGGCGTGAAGGGGCTTTCCCACGCCCGCTGCGGAGGCAGGCGCGTCGCAACCGCGTAGTCATCGTGAAAGACGGCGACAACGTCGAGGTACAGCCGGTTCGGGTCCCAGCGCCAGAACTGCAACGCGTGGTCGACGCCGTCTCGATCAAGCAGGGGCAAGACGTCGAAGCCGACAGCCCGGAGGCGTCCGACACTTCCGTTCGAAGTCACCGCGGTTTCCTTCGCTTGGCGTGCGTCACTGCCGGCGCAGGCCACTGCGTCGGTGGAAGCGGAACCGGCGACCGCGTCCGTGTTCCCGTCGCCGGTCCCGCTTGCTCACCATCCCGAACCGACTGATCGAATGCAAGCAATCCGAGCAATCTTGCGCATACTTGCCCCAGTTGGCTTACGTGATGACTACTCAGAGCAGCAACCAAAGCACGAGGTCACTCGGTATGGCGTTGACTCAGAGAGAGATTGCGCAACAGGATGCAAGCAAGCGCGCAATCTCTGGAGGAGACATGAAACTGGAGTTCCTCGGCACGACCAGCAACAGCGGGTCCTGCCCGACCTTGTTCCTGACTGACCGTGGTACCGCCGTCGTGCAGGGGTACGTCGTCACCGACCCCGAGGCCATCGCGACGGCTCAAGCCCGCGAGGGCGGGTTGCCCGATGGAGAGATGCTCGTCGAGGTCCCGGTCGAGCTGCTGAAGTTCGCCCCGCAGGGCGTGTAATGCCTGAACTGATCAGCGGCGAGGCGTTCAGCGCACTGTTCCGCGAGTTCGACAGTTCGGCATGGCGGTGGGAGGCGCAGGGAACCTACAACCAGCCTGATGAAGTCGAGCCCTGGCAACGATGGCGGGATGGCGTTCCCGTCCTTCAAGACCTCGACTGGCTGCGCCCCTGGCTCGACGAGATCCGGGCTGCGACCGAGAGCGGCAAGGTATTCCAACGCGTTCGGATGCTCACCGAGCCGTTGACGGAGTACCTGCGTTGGCAGATGGAGGTGACCCCAGCCAACCTCGCAGCCGGGGAGGAAATCTGGCTGCTCACGCAGGCTGCGGCGTCGCGCCTCGGGCTACCAGAGCACGACTTCTGGATCTTCGATCGGGTGAAGGTCGCGGTACTCCACTACGGGGCACAAGGCCTCATAGGCGCGGAGATCGTGACCGAACCCGCTACGGTGGCGCGGTACGAGCAATGGCGCAAGATTGCTTGCGTTGAGGCAGTCTCGTACGAGGATTTCGTCAAGACCTAGCCACCCACGAGGAGCCCGTGAGCACGCCAGAGGAGCGCCGCGCCGAGTTCGCCGATGAACTTAAGCGAGTGCGGGTCGAGGTCGCCAAGCTGAACGGCAAGGACTTCGCCGCTCGGCTCGGTTGGGGTGCGACAAAGGTCTCGAAGATCGAGAACAAGCGGCAACCTCCCACTGACGCCGATGTCCTCGCCTGGATGACCGGGGCGGGGGCATCGGCTTCTGAGGTCGAGCACATGCGCTCGTGGCTGCGCGGCATCGTCATGGACGAGGCGTCATGGAAGACCCAGCTACGTAAGGGACACAGCGCCAGACAGACCTACAGCAAGCATGTCGAGGCATCGGCAAGACGCATCCGAGTGTTCGAGTTGGTCATCGTGCCGGGGCTCGTGCAGATCGCCGAGTACGCGCGCCACGTCTTCGACACCGCCGCCGCGTTCCAGCAAGTGCCCATCGACACCGAAGAGGCGCTCAGCATCCGTATGGAGCGGCAGCACGCTCTGTACGACAACGCGAAAGAAATCGAGCTACTCATCTGCGAGTCGGCTCTGCTCTATTACGTTTGCCCACCAACCGTGATGGTCGCGCAGATCGACCGATTGCTCGCGTTGCTCGGTCTTCGACCACGGTTCGGGATCATCCCGTTGGGCACCCGCCTCCCGGTCGTGCCGCCTAATGGCTTCTGGATCGTCGGCGAGAGGGTGCTGATTGAGACCGTCGATACGGAGATCAACACCGAGACGCCCTCCGACATCGAGACCTACAACCGTCTTATGGACGAGTTGTGGACCGTGGCGGCGGAGGGCGACGAGGCTCGCAAGATCCTCGTTCGTTGCTCGGAAGCCGCAGCAGCCGCCGCCACGGCTGTCAGCGTCTCGCCACAGGAGGTAACCAGCTAGATGGACCATGTGCAGTTCAAGAAGTCGAGTTACAGCGGCGGGAATCCCGAGGCGTGCGTCGAGGTCGGGTTCGGTACCTCTGGCGTGCTCGTGCGCGATTCCACCGACCCAGAGCTAGCAACGGTGCCCTTCAATCGTTCTGCTTGGGCCTGTTTCGTCGCATCCCCCAGCATCACGAAGTCGACCTCTGCCTGACGCGCCCGCCGAGTTCGTCGAGGCTCGGCGGGTCGCTTCATCGGCCAGGCCGCCATCACGCGTCGGCCTGAGAGCCCCTCTGGCGCGATCTCGCACTGAGGAAGGCCATCCGCGTGTAGTGCTCGCGTTCAAGAGCCTGTGCGCGCTCCTCGACCATCTCAGGCGGCAGCACGCCGTCAGGGTCTGCCAGGACCCGAAACCGGTTCTTAGCTGCCTTCCGGGCTGCGTCGGTGCGAGCCGTACGGTTTGTCGTGTTGGCCCACGACGTGTAGGCGCCGAGCTTGGCGCGCAAGGTGCGCTGTGCTGGTGTCAGTTCCTCACTCACTGCATCAGCACAGCGCACCTGTGTCACCTAGGTAGCTCACTACTTCCGGCTAGACCCGATCGCCGAGCCCCATCGAGCGGTGAGACGAGTGCGCCCGCTCGTCTGCTGCACTGGCTCCGTAGCGTCGCAACATTTGATCCGACTTCCACCCCATAATCCTCATGAGGTCCGTTTCGTTTCCGCCCTTGAGTTGCCAGGTGTGCGCGAAGGTGTGTCGCAGCCTATGCGCGAACATGTTGCCGATCCCCGCCTGCTGACCGCGACGTTTGATCATTTGCTTGATTCCGTCCGCAGTCATCGGCCCGCGCAAGCCGAGCCACAGGTCGGGCTTGCCCGCGTGCTTGTGCTTGGCACGCGCTTTCAGATACCGGGTGATCGCCGTACCGGTCTTGGGACCGAACGGGATCGTTCGATGCCTGCGTCCCTTGCCAAGTACGCGAATCACGTCGACATCGAGGTCGAGGTCGTCGAGGTTGATCACCGCTTCGGAGAGTCGAGCGGCCGTGTCGAAGTACAGCCGGATGATTGCGGTATCCCTGACCGATTCGAAGTCCTTGCCCTTGCAGACGTTCAGCAGTTCCGTCATGCCTCCATCGGTGACGATCGGCACGGGCTGCTCAGGCAGGTCAGGAGCCTTCGTGCGGTCCATCGGCGAACGGTCCATCTCTTCTTCGGACTCGACCATCCACTTGAAGAACGTCCGCAAGGCTCGGTAGTTGGTGTGCCCGTTCGGCGCCGACGTCTTCTCGATCAGAGCAGCGATGAATTGGTTGATGTGGTCCGGCGTGGTCTCGTCAGCCTCGAACGGCTCGGCTTGCGAGCAGGCCCACTCTCCGAGCTGACGCACCGCATAGATGTAGATACGGATCGTGTTGTCGGACTTGTTCTGAGCCTTCAGTGCGCGGTGCCATCCACGCGCGTGGAGTCCCCAGCCACCAGCGGGGAAGATGATCGACTTCGTCAC